ACCCTACATTTGATGCGACAATTGGAAGACCACATGCTAAAGCATCTAATGTAGCATATGCATTACCTTCACTATTTGATATTTGCAAAAATATATCAGCACTATTATATATTTCTTGTTTTTTGCATGTAAACTCATTAAGATGTTCTTCTGTTAAACTCAATGGTTTAATATCTAGTTGTTTGAAAGTAAAATCTTTTATGTTAGATTTTAAACTGGGAAGTAGTTCAGCGCCTTTTTTTCTATTTAACCAATTCCCAAGAACAACTGGACTTTTATTAAATGTTGTTTTATATTTACTTTCATCAAACTCACTTGTATGAAACATATTATATCTATTAAATTGTGTATATTTATCTCCGTAATATCTTGTAAAATCTTCTGTACATGCGGTTGAAATTGTTGCAATAATTGTATTTTTTGGATTTCTATAACTTAACATTTGTTCTTGTGGTCTTGCAAAACTATTATAAAATCCTAATCCATTTGGATCATTTTTATAATTCCGTTCCCATGTTGTCAAACCACAACCATGGTGAAAAATTATCGTTTTAATTTCATTCGGTATATGGCATGATAAATGATTATCAGTGATAACAATAGCTTCTCTATTATTCTGTAAATAATTATGCATTCTTCTAATATCTCTTGGTGAAAAGAAGGTTCTTTTTGGAAATGCTCGTTTTATATGATCATCAAATCTAGCTACTCCACCAACAGACCCGGTTCCATAAGAACTTGCGCAATAATGAACTATTTTAGTCATATAATACTATTCTTTTGATAGTTTTATATGTGTTAGAATAATTATTTAAAATCTCTCTTTAAAATAGTATGAACTTTAACATTCAAGATTTATTAGACAAAGAAGAAGAATGGTGTCAATATATGGGTTACAAAAATGTTTACTTAGATCCATTCGAAAACCATATAACTGATTCTGCTGTTGTCGGAGATGGAACAGCTTATGCAATGTTTCCTGCTAATAGACATGTATATGACAAATTATGGGTTGCAAAAACACAAAAGTTAAGATGTGGTAGATTAGAAGATTTAATTGGGAGAGAAAATAAAATAAAATATCCTATTTTTATTAAACCTAGATGGGGTCATCTTAGTGCAGCATCTAAAAACTGTTTCAAAATTAATTCTGCAAATGAACTAGCTAAGTATAGAGATTATACACATATGATGTGGTCAGATTTTGTAGATGGTACTGAAGGAATGACTGATTTTATTCTTTTAAATGGAAGGATTGTATATCAGTTAACATATAGTTATTCTGAAAAACAACATGGATTTACTGATGCATGGAAATATGTTTCTCCTGATACTTCTGCACCAGATGAAATTGTTGGTTGGGTAAATGCAAATATTAAAAATCATACTGGCTTTGTAAATGTTCAATATAGAAATGATAAAATCATCGAAGTTGGATTAAGGCCTGCTAGAAGTGGTGCCTACATCATTGCAACAGATAATTATGGTTTAATTCAAAATATACATAATGTTATTGATAAACAGTACTGGGATTATTCTTTAAAAGATAATATGCATTTCAAACCTTTTTATGTTTATAAATGCTATACTAAATGTCCTATTATTTATTTGTGGCCTCAAAAACTTTTAGATTTAATTGTGCATAGTTATACTGATATGCCATTGTATGAATATTATTTTGAACCCGTTAACAATGAAGGTTGTGTCTTTATGCAATTCATGCATTATGATTTTGAGAAAGGTCTTAAAGCAAAAAAACAAATTGAATGGCTTTTTATGATGACGCAGGTACTCTTTTTTATTGCATTTATTGTTGCAATCTCTCTTATATTTACTTTGAAAGGTCCTTCAAGATATATTTTACTTACGTTAGTAATCTTGATGTATATGACTAGACTCTTGAATCCATTTCATGCAAATTATAATTGGTTCAAAGCATATCGACAAATGTTTTCTGATAACAGTTATATGACTACTCCAGAAGAGTTTGATAAGACAATGAGAGAGATTCAAAATTAAATAGTTTATTCATAAATATTTATTATTAAACTATTTGCTATAATTGTTTTGGTTTTTTATATTTTGATAACAAAAAGGGCTCTGTTTCTTCAAGGTCTCTATCATCTTTAAAAAAAAGTGTTTTTGTTTCATTATGTTTTTTTAATTCATTATATGACAGCATAATTATTAATGCATTGCCCATGTATATATTATATTACGATAATTTGTCTACTATTTTTAATTTTTTCTTTTTTTTTATTCCTCCTTCGCAGCAGTCACAACCTTTTGCATGTTTGTTAACCCAATCAAACGTGGGCATGTTAGTATGTTTTGTAATGGTTCCTTTTTTGCAGTTAAGTTGAGGATATTTTTCATATAACCTAAATATTGATTGTTCTTTCATCTTTGCTTCTATCATAACATCTATATTCATGCCATATTTTTCTGGAATCTCCAATAAGTATTCTGGCATAACTTCAATGTAATCACTATGGTGTCCCACACGACCACTTCCTTGTTCGCTTACATGAAACTTTGGTTTAATTCCTCTTCGTTTCCAACTATCTAGTATATCTGGTATATACTCTGCTGCTTCTTTGAACTTTTCTTCAGGATGCATTTGACAATAACAAGCGTAATGATGTGTATCAAATACAACCGGAATATTTACTTCTTTTGATACCCTCAAGCAATCTTCTATTGAAAAGCATTTTTCGCAGTTTTCTAAAACTAGATATCTACGAACAACCTCAGGCAGTTGTTTATATTGTTCACACCATCTCTGTATTGTAGCTTCTTTATCACCATAAACACCTCCACCGTGAACAACCATAACCGCTTCGTCTGAATCTATCAAAGCTAAAACCTCTGCATGATATTGTAAATCGCATATCGTTTGTTGAAAAGCCTTTTTATTTGGAGTACCAACTACATTGTATTGTCCAGGATGAAAAGTCAATCTTTGATTATATAGTTTTGATTTTTCTCCTATTTGTTTGAGAAGATCTTTTGCAAAATCAAAAGTATAATCTACTACCTTAGGATTCGATTTATGTGGAAACAATTCACTACTTAGTCGAAATACTTTTATTCCATTTTGCTCATTCCAATCCATCATAGTCAATACATCACGTAAGTTTTGTAATATTTTCTCCTGTAAAACTTCGATTCCTTTTTCTTTAACAGTGCGTATAATCATCTTACGTGATGCAAACACTGGTGGTTTCTGTGCACGCAATATAGTATTAAGACAGCAAAGGCCTAGTTGAACTGGTTTATTTACGCTCATGTTTAATGTTTTTTGTCATATATATTTTTAGTTTTTTAAGTTTCAATTTTATAAAAAAAAAGAATTATAGTATTCTTATTTTTTATTTAATATTTAATAAGTTGTTTGCTGAGCCACACGCCACTCTACACGAAGATCATTTGCAACTCGCATAATACCCTGCCAATATCCGTGTGTCTCATCTAGATACTCTGTCAATGAACGAGTGCGAACACGCTGAGTCAAATGTTGAGCAGTTGCATCAAAATGTTCAATCACTTGCCAGAGTGCATCCCCAAAAGTCTTTGTATCAGATGATGCATCCTTATGCCAATAAGCACCCATCCAAGTATCAGATGTACGGCTTAGATAGTCCATAAACTCATAACTATACTTCTCATCCCAATGACCTTCATATGTAAGAGCATCTCGAACTGTCTTAGCCCACTCCCATGGATAAGCTGAAGTTAGAGTATGTGGAATATAATCGTTTCCATCCAAAGATGGAACCCAAGAGTTCTCATTAGAGTTATTAGTAACAACGGTTCCTGATCGTAGCTGCATGATTGTGTATGTATATTCTGTCTGTCTCTTTATACTCATTTCAATTTTTTAAAAAATATATTATTAACTGCTTCATAATGGTAACAAATAAAAAATTGTATATATATATTTATATTTTATGAATTAAATAGAACAGCCATATTTCTAACTTCTGGCTTATTATCATCATGTTCAAACAATTTACAGATGATATCATTATCCCTGAAGCGCATGCTATATTGGAATTGTAATTTATTTCTACCAACACGCCCCATCGCCTGAATTGCCTTTTCTTGTGACATTGTACCCAGATCTTTTCCAATATAACCATGACAAAACTGGTAATTGGTACCATAAATGAAATCAGTAGATGCAATAATTAAGTATAACTTTTGCTCTTGAGCCAATTGTTTCATGACCTCTGTATACCTATCGCTATCATGAGAAGCAAATACTCCTATTCCCATCATGAGAAGCAATTTCCAATAATCCTCCACATCATCTATCAACATTATTTTTTCAACAGCATCTTCTGTAACATTTGGTTTGAAAACACGATCTGTATCTGTGCCTTTTGGAACAAATCTTTTCAAATGTTCTGCCATATTGGGAATATATTTATCCGGTAATGCAATAGTTTTTACCTTTCCTTGCAATTCATCTATTTTTCGGCGCAAGTCTTTTACCTCAGGGCTACCTCTTTTATCGTCTGACATTTTTTTATCTTTGTCTGCGTCTGCTGCTGTCAAATCTTCTAGTTTTTTGGTCAATACAGCTACCTTCTCATTAATAACTGCATTAAATGCGATCGCTTGAGATATAATTTCTATCTCATCAATAGGAATGGCTGCACTTTGCAAGCAAAACCTTGCTATTTTATTTACGTCATCTGCCAGATAGATTGTAGGTCCATCAGTCAGAGTATTTGCATCTTTTGTAGAAATGTAAACATTAGATTTGTGTACCACTTCTTTATGCCACTCTAAATGAGATTTTATTTTTTCCCAAAAAGGTTCATAAATATTTGCTAGAAGAGTCAAGTAATACATCTTGATTGAAGCCATATTCACATCATCTAGAGATGGAAAGTTTCTAGCTAATGTATATCTACTCTTTGAAATTGCCTGAGGAAACTCTTCGTTTACCACTCTGATGAAATTAATTGCTTCACCTAAGTCTATGTACCTCATCAATGTTTTGTGTTGTTGACAATATTCAGCACACTTCTTTGTTTCTGCATAATCTGGATACAATGTATGTGGGACCTGTACATATCCTGCTCTACCAATAATTGGTATAGTCTTTTTACAATCATAGCTAACAATTGAAGTAACATTTGCTCCTTCAAATCTAGCTTTGAAATCCATTATAGTATCAGCCATCTCATGTTCGTATGGCAAAGTTGCCGACGATAATACCATATTCGGAATCTTATTTTGAGCCCAATTGCGTTGGATCATCTCATGACATTCATGTTCTTCATAATCCATTGTAATTGTAGGTTCATCCCAATATGTAATCATATTTTCAGGTTTGTTGAAGGCACACATGTAAAGCATTGCTGGTATATAAGATTTTATATCACTGATCATAATCTCAACTTTATCTCCAACGGAATTATCCACTCTGAAAATGCCACCAGTTCTTCGGTTTTTTACATAATCTTTTGCTGCAGAATAGTGTAGACGAATATCTTCAGCATCATTACAACCAAATGCAAATGCAACTTTCCGGCCGCCACTAATAGCTGCTTTTGCTAACGCTAGCCCAACATGTCTTGCTGCACACACAAAGATGATTCTGTAACCCATTGACAACCCTAGAGGAGAAAGTGTCTTTCCTGTACCAGTTGGTGCAATGTAAAGAACTAGTTGAGGTGTTCCTCTACCATTCTTAAAAGTAGTAAGAAGTCGTTTTTGATGCTCATACAATTCTTCATCTGCATATTTCAAAAGGAAAGGATTCTTTTCAATGAGTTCTTGACCACAATAAACTAAATCCTTAATCGATGTTTCAGGTTCTAGTTCAGAGAGGATATCCCTAATTTTTGTGAACATCGTCGCATTGCAAGACGATACACTATAAGTAGTCATAACATGAAGTGTATAATAACCTACAGTCCACGTAGAATCTTCTTTTTCTCTTTTTTTGATGGTCTGTTTGAGTATATCCATTAGTATATATTCATATAGGGAGTTTCTGTAAGTATCAAGATTTCCATCTGTATTTTTAAAACGAATGAGATCTCGTTTTGAGACGGCTTTTTTTGGTTCGCAGACTGATTCGAAAGGTATTGGCTTGCGTTTAGAGTATTTTATTGCTTTTTTTAATGTATCTTGTAAATATTTCACGAAAACATATTGATCTATTTCAGGCGTATTATTTACTTTTAAATATTGTAGTAATGACATAGTATTATTGCGTTTAAGCGTTACATCTTCCCACGCGTCTTTAATCATATTAACAATCCGAAGCTCATCATCTGTAATAGGCTTCTCAATGCTATTCCATTCAAAAGCAGTCAGTTTACGTTGGTTTAAATCCATGTTTGCTTTGTTTCTTATAAGTAATTCTAATCTGTTTAATAACTTTTCATTTCAAATTTTTGAAAAATTAACCATAAAATTGTTTATTAAGAAAAAATTGAACTTGTTTAAAAAAGATAAATAGTATATTACTATATTTAAAATGACTATTCTAGTTACTGTTCAGGGAAACATTGGTAGTGGTAAATCCACACTAGTTGAAAGACTCCGCAAACGATTTCATGGTACTAACGTTTGCTTTTTACAAGAACCTCTTCATATATGGAATACAATAACCGATAAAGATGGAACACCAATGTTAACTCTGTACTATGGTAATCAAAAAAAATATGCCTTCTCATTCCAGATGATGGCATATATATCACGTCTACATATGCTAAAAGAAGCTATCAGTAAAGGATATGATATTATAGTTAGTGAGAGAAGCTTAGCAACTGATAAAAACGTTTTTGCAAAAATGCTATATGATGACGATAAAATAGAAGAAGTAGAATATAAGATTTATCTCAAGTGGTTTGATGAGTTTCAAAAAGACTTTCCAAAAGAACATATTATTTATATGAAAACTTCACCAGAAGTAGCACACTATAGGGTAAATAAAAGAGCAAGAGAAGGTGAAGATATTCCTCTAGAATATTTAAAAAATTGTCATCAATATCATGAAGATTGGCTTAACACAAATCCTATGGAAAGATTGTTAATTATAGAAGGAGATGTAGATACTGATAAGAATCCTGAAATGATAGATGTGTGGAATAAAAATGTAGGAAACTTCCTTGGATTAAATTAAGTTAAACAAATAATATTTGTTATAATAAATGCCTGAACGTAGACAACATGAAACTTATCAATTTTTTTTTCTAAAAAAAGCTATTCTTGAAATTAGAAATAATATTGATAATTTAGATCTAGATGAATTACATTATGAAGGAATAAACAAAATAAATCATTTTTATTTACCTGTTACATTTCCAAAATATTTGAGAGATTTTATTAAAAATATTGATAAAACAAAATCATTAGACTATAATTTTATTGGCAATATTCTCGACAATAGGAAATGGGTTGAAAAGTATAAATATAAAGATAATTCTCATGTTAAAGAAAGTAATACTGGTAGTGACGTTAATAGAAAATATAATATAGATGAAAATTATTATTCTATTGTTTCAAAATCTAAGTTTACACTTTGCCCAATAGGAGATTGTCCATGGTCATATAGACTCTTTGAAGCTATAATGTGTTTTTCTATTCCAGTTGTTGAAAAAAACTCAACAGATATTTTTATAAAAGATTATCATTTTTTATATGATGATCAAGAACATGTATATGATTTTGAAAAAGCGCAAGCCAATTATGATAAGTTTATAAAGTCGTTGCATTTTTTAGAAAACAATAAACCACTTATAGATTTCTTAAAAAATATATAAATATTTAAAGATATGTATTGTTATTATTAGTATAATGGTAAATGAATTAATAGGAACTAAATATGGTGGATTTTACTATCCAGTAGGTCTTCCAAAACTAAGTAATGATAGTATTGTTTATTGTGTAGGCGCAGGAGAAGATATTACACACGATATTATATTATCTAAAAGATTGAATTGTCCTGTACATATATTTGATCCTACCCCACGAGCGATAGAACATGTTCAATTGGTAAAAGATGTATTTTCATTTAGAAAACAACCTATAAATAGTAGGAGATTTGGAGGTGGAGATATTAATTATTGGAATATATTATTACAAAATCATGTTGATGAAAATAAAATTATTATGCATGATTACGGATTATATACAAATGACTGCAACAAAAAGTTTTATTTTCCTTTAATTAGCGAACATGTATCTTGTTCACTTGAAAAAATTGGTAGAAGTGATAATTTCATGATGGTTAAATTAAAAACATTAAACACTATTATGAAAGAACTCAACCATGATCACATTGACCTACTAAAAATAGATATAGAGAATGTAGAATGCGATGTTTTGGATAAAATGCTAGACGATAATATATTTCCTACTTATTTATCAGTTGACTTTGATTTAATGAAACACGATAAAAAAAGATGCGAGAACGTTATAAATAGAATAGTGGATAATGGTTATACTATTATTGAGAAGAAAGGTCAAGACATATCATTTATAAGAAATTAATTTTTTGTCTCATCATGCTATTTTCATATTAAATTAAAAAAATTGAAATAAAATATCGGTTTTTTGTTTTCAATATATAACCATACATCATGCAAAAAATCGAACAAACCGAAACCCGCATACTAACTCCAGGCCAAAAACAGCACCTAGCTGATAAAGGCTACATAGTAGTACCAAATGTACTATCTCAAGATGAAGTAGAAATAGCATTAGGGATGTTCAAAAGCTGGCAAGCTACAATACCAAACCACAATACTATACATAGAAAATGCGACCCGCACGGCATATATAAGCACCATCAAGCTGGCCACCAAGAGCACGCCTGGTACATACGAACTAGGCCTAAGGTAAAACAAGTATTTTCGGAAATCTGGGATACTAACGAACTAGTAGTATCATTTGACGGCTCCTGCTGGATACCAAAAGATACTACAGCTAAGGATAACTTCTGGTGCCATAGCGATCAAGCTCCAAAGGATAAAGGATTAACCTGCTATCAAGGCGTAATAGGGCTAACCGATAATAAGCAGAGAACCCTAGTAGTCTGGGAAGGCACTCATACTATACACTACGAATACTTCAAGAGACTAGGGAGAGAAAAGCAAAGCGGAGCTTGGCAAAGGATACCGAACGAAGATGAAGAAAACCTTAAACCACTAAGGCGAGTACTCCACATACCACCTGGCGCGATAGCAATCTGGGATTCAAGAACATTTCATCAAAATCAGTATGGCCCCTTAAATTGCGAAGAAAGATACGCTCAATACGTCTGCATGCTACCAAAGAATCACGCTAAGAATACAGCTAATATTCAAGCAAAAAGACTCAAGTATTTTAAGGAAAAGCGAACTACATCACACTGGCCGTATCCTCTTAAGGTAAATGGCCTGCAACCTAGAAGCTGGGGCGATGATAGTCTACGAATTAACTACGACGAACTTCAAGAACCTAACCTAGAACCCTACATGGAAACCATTAAAACCTTAATCTAAAAAAGTTGACATACTAATACACTCTTCTTCCTCCTAATAATTTTTTTTCTTATAAAATTGAGATAAATATATACCACAATTTTATATATAAAATGAGCAGGAAAATAACAGATTTCTTTGCTAGTAAAAATAAAAATAGCTTTAAAAAAGTTCAACCTATTGATGTTTATACGTTGATGTTTGATGGTGGTTCTCGAGGAAACCCTGGTACAGCCGGAGCAGGTTTTGTTATATATAAAGATATGAGGGAAATATACTCAGGATGTGCTCCACTAGGACATGCTACAAATAATTATGCTGAATACAAAGGCTTAGAACTAGGTTTAACATGTGCTATCAAAAAAGGTATAGAGAGTCTTATTATTAAAGGAGATTCTTTACTTGTTTTAAATCAAATTACGAATAAATGGAAAGTTAAATCAATTTCATTAAAAGAACAGTATACCAACGTGAAAAAACTATTAAATCAATTACGTAGTTATACTGTAGAACATGTAAAACGCAAATATAATAAAAGAGCAGATGAACTAGCAAATATGGCTATGGATGGCACAATACTTATTGATTAGTTAACATTAATCGATTACCCATTTTTTTTCCTTTGTATTTCAAAATATCTAGTTCTTTTTTTGTTGTAGGAAATTCTTTCATACCATAAATATCTTGCAATAGTAACCACTCAAATAAACCTCCAGGATAAACAACAACATTTGTTAACCCTAATTTAGTTAATTGATTATATTTTCTTACAATACTTTCATCAGCTGCATTCATTCCATATATAACAACTCTATTTGAATAATTTGTTTTTATTAATTCATTTATTATTTCTACTTCATCTACTGCAGGTATTGTTCTTTTAATCAGACACTCTTGTTTAGAAAGATCAAGAGTATTAACTAAAATTGTTTTATTATCTGCAATCATATCTTGCATATCTTCAAAATTAATTTTTTTTACGGAGTTTGTGTTGCCCATAGTTAGCATTTAACAATAATATTTAAATACTAACTGAACTCAATCAAATTTAACTACAATTTCAACATCTTCTTTATAAATAGTTTTTGTTGCAGAGATAGATAATTCTTCGCGACGTTTTCTAGTTTTAGATTTAGAGGTGGTGTGTTTTTTTCTTTTTGAGGTGCTATTTCTTTTATTCATATCATTTTCAATATCATCATAATTCTCTTCAATATATTCGATAACATTGTTTTCTAAAGCCCATTTGAAAAAATTAAGCTGTCCGATAGTTGTTTGAATATACTTATTATCTTCAAAAGGTATCGTAATTCTCTCCCATCTACAAAATGGATCGAATCTTTTCTTAGAATAAGCTCTCAGTTTCAATTTATAATCTACATAGACCTTGAACCTTTTGTTTTTTACTTGATAAATTGTAAAGTTTTGTTTTGCATAATTAGTTGCAAACCAATCTACAATTCTCAAAGAGATTTTTGACTCACCATTAATAATCGAAAGCATTTTCTTTAGATTGCCGTCTCGATTATAAAACTTTAGCAAATTATTTAGCAATAAACTGTTTTGGGTAGTATATGTTGCTGACATAATAATAGTTAATTATTATGTTTCTCGTTTAAATGCTTATTTTCATGATTATCTAAATGTGATGATTTAGGGCGAAGAAAACTTTCTTGCACATCTAAATCTTGGACATAGTTATTTCCAATTAAAAAAGGATTTTGACTAGTTTGTTGTACCATATATCTATCGCTCAATTTATCATTCATATTTTGCCTTTTATTACTTTCCATATTTTGTTCAGCTTGATTCAATGCTAAATCTATCATATCATACTGTCCGTTAGAAACCATTGTCTGCATTGTATCTGATATAAAAGTTTGTCCTTCTTCTAAAGCCAGTTTTTCTGGATTCTCTGATAGTTCTTTTTTTTCAGTTTCTCTCTTAGCTGATCTTTCAGGTGGTTCACCAAACCTCCAAATATACTCTTCGACCATATGTTCTGACATTAATAACTTTATACATAGATTTTATTTATATATGTATTTTCTTACTAATTATCTCTCTTAATTAACCTCATCTTTTTAGTAAACTCAAACTTTTCTTTATCAGTAACACGTCTTTTCAAATTACATTCAAGACATGCTATTACTGTATTATCACAACTATGACAATCATCATTATCTATACGATCTAATGTCCATTGTTTTGGTTCTCTTACAATTCTATATAAGATTTTTACTGATTCTTCACAATAACAACATCTTAATTTACTCTTTTGCAGCTTTAAAATTGTTTCATTGAGAGAAATTAAACGTTTAATGTCAAATATTTCCTTTTTAATATCCTGTTGCTTATAACTATTTATTTTCTTTTCAATCTCTCTTTTTGCTTTTTCATAATATTCGTCTCCTACCATTTCATCTACTAGATTATCTATTAATACTATTTCTCTTTCATGATCTAATTTTTTTGCTTGTGCTGTTGCCCTTATACGTTTCCTTTTTTCTTTGGTCAATCTGTCTACATTTGTCTTGCCAGTTATTTGAATTGTCTTTTTGTTCGTTTCCATTTAATTATATATTACACAAAACATACATAAATAGAACTTATCTTAAAATAGGTTAAACTGATCTCATTAATAATGTATAAGAATGTCGGAAACAATAGTAACCAAAAATAACACTAAGAATAAGAATGAGAATGAGAATGAGAAAAAATCTAAAAAAGATTTACATAATGATTGTCTTGAACTAGGCAATATTAGGTATAAAACTATGCTAGAACATGGTGCAAAATCCGAAATTGTTCCAAAAAATAAAAGTAATAATGCAAAAGACATTGAAGCTTATCTTGAAAAAGAAAAAAAACAACATAAAAATCTCACATGGTCAAGACTTGATAGAAGTTCCAAGATTAAAAAACTGCATGAATATGCCGAAGACTATTGTTGTAAAAACGATCTTAGTGAAAAAGAATTACATGACCTTAAAATATACTTTTCTCGCTCCATCAATCGTAAGAAACTTTTAAGAGTTAAAGAAGTAACTTATGATAAGGTAAAAGAATGTATTATTGATGTTCCTCAACTAAAGTTTGATAAAACGGCTAGAAAGTTTACTCTAAAACGTAGTGCACAAAGAAGTTCTACACTATCTTCACTTGGCCCAGGAAACACCCGTAAAAAAAGATCTAGTAAAAAAAAGTCTAATGATAAAATTGAAGGAGATATAAAAGCATAGACTATATTATAAGTATCATGGCCTTTAATCTAAAAGAGTTACAAAATATTATTGATAACTTAATCACAGAGCCTTGGATTAAGAGAGAAGACCGAAATGAAATTATCGATATGGCAGGTAACTTTGCATATTTAATTATACATGAAAATCCTATGAAATATATTGAACCAGAGTTTCACAATAATCTTTATAAAGAAGTGTTAGATATATGTATTCTACAACTACAAGATGTATATAATTGCAACGATCCATGTATTATTGATGAAATATGTGAACTTATTGAAGAAGCTCTTAGATTATGTTTTACACATATTGTTCCAAGAAGATCCTACAAAAATAACATTTATGGAAAACCAAATATTAGTATTATCACCAAAAAGATCGATTACTTAAAATCCGTACCTCAACCAGATCAAAGAACAAATGAATGGTATGAGTTTAGATGGAAGTATCTTACTGCATCTAGTATTTGGAAAGCATTCGGAACAAAAGGTGCAAGAAATCAACTTATATACTCAAAATGTAAACCCCTTGATATTTCAAAATATACAGGTAGAGTTAATCTTGACTCACCTCTTCATTGGGGACAAAAATATGAAGATTTATCTATACAATGGTATGAGAGAGAATATAAAACAAAAGTTGATGAATTTGGTTGTATTCCACATAAATCACTACAGTTCCTTGCTGCATCACCAGATGGTATTAATACTGATCCTTCATCAGATAGATTTGGTAGAATGGTTGAAGTTAAAAATATAGTTAATCGAGATATTACTGGTATTCCAAAACTAGAATATTGGATTCAAATGCAAATACAAATGGAGGTTTGTGAACTTAACAGATGCGATTTCTTAGAAACACGATTTATTGAATACGAAGGCTTTGATGAGTTTATTGCAGATGGAAGCTTTTCAATTAGTAATAATTTATGTCACAAAGGTGTTATGGCCTTATTCTTTGATTCTAGTGGCAATCCTTATTATGAATATGCTCCATGGGGACTTTCTAACGAAACATATGAAAAATGGAATGAAGATTGTATGGAAAAAAATAATGATAAGGTTTGGTTAAAAAATATTTACTGGAAACTCGATGAAGTAAGCGTTGTTGTTGTTCTAAGAAATAAACTTTGGTTTGATTCTGCTAGACCTATATTAGAAGATATATGGGATACTATTGAAAAAGAAAGAGTTTCTGGATATCAACATAGAGCACCTAATTCCAATAAAAGACAAAAACTTACACACGTTACTGCACCCAATCTTAGTGGGTGCATTATTAATGTCACAAAAAAAAACACTGATAACAATGATATTGTTATGGATGACACTAGTAATATTGAAGACAATGACAAAATTACTAATCATATTGAACCTCCAAAAATAACTGGAGTCAATCTTAGTTTATTAAACACTATTATTAATTAGACTTACCAACATAGTAATTCACACGCGGTGTTCCCTCTGGTGCCTGCGGTTCACTACTTATTTTTTGTTCAGTTGATTCATATATTCCATCGCAAAAGTTAGGAGGAGAACACATCCCATTATTTGGGCGACGCCAATATTTAATATTATTTGTTCCACAAGAACCAGCCGGAAAACTTGGAAAATCTAGAAGATAATTATCACTTGCACTTCTGGTTGATATACCCGGATTCTTTTTTACATGATAGGTATCTGATAGTATTGGATTAGTTACAGATCCTGGATAGTTTCCTGGTTCCATTCCCTCCACATTTATTTTTAGAAACATTGGTACTATTATTCCTAACACCAAAAATATCATCAATAATGATAACAAACCTTTTCTTAGACCTTTCATTTATAGAATATTATGATATTATTTTCTATAAATAACTTTTAAAATATTTCGCTCAACGGTTTAAACTTATATCTATATCATATATTAATAATATGGCTAGTTTTAATGATCAGATGCATGTCACAAAAAGAAATGGCGATGTTGAGCTTGTTTCATTCGATAAAATACAGAAACGTGTTGCTAATCTATGTAATAATATTGAGCCTAAACTTAATATTAATTATGGGCAACTTGTAATGAAGATTATTGATCAACTTTATAATGGAATTACAACCGCACAAATTGATGAACTTGTTGCTGAACAATGTGCTTCATTGTGTACTCTTAAACTTGATTATGGTGCATTAGCATCTAGAGTTGTCATATCCAATCATCAAAAAAATACTGATGACAACTTTTCTGCTGTTGTTAAAAAATTATATAATTTTCATGATACAAATGACAAACATTCTCCTCTTGTTAGCAAGGAACTTTTCGATATTTCCCAAGATTTGAATGAAGTAATTGAATGTATGATTGATTATAATAGAGATTTTGATATTGACTATTTTGGTTTTAAAACACTCGAACGAGCGTATCTTATGAGAATCAATAAAGTTATTGTCGAACGCCCCCAACATATGTGGATGAGAGTTGCTATTGGTATTCATGGTAAGGATATGGAAAAAGTACATGAAACATATGATCTTATGTCCAAAAAA